AAATCAGCTACTTCGCCCAGTATTTCAACACCCTTCCCCACCTTCCCAAGGCGGTCGCCTGCTTTTAAAAGTTTTGTGTTGGCCGTCCGGACGATTGGATTGAGTATGGAAAAAACCTCCATGGGCCGCTGCGTCAGGTTTCGCGCAAAAGCGGCTTCGTCAAACCGACGCGTTCCGTTCTTGTCAATGTAACTGTAATAGGAGGCAAGCTTTCGGTAGTTTACGACGCCCTCCTCCCGCCACTTAGCAAGCTGGGACGGGCTCATCAGGCTTTGCATGGTGCCTTTTTCTGGCTTTTCCCACTTGCCCGTCTGCTCAGCATTGTAGGCAGCCATGACGCCCTTAAGGGTGTTGCCAGCCTTGGCAGCGCCTTCGTATGAGCCAATCGGATCCGTAATGATATTCTTGCCGGTCTTGTACAGACCTTTGACCAGATCCCGCGCAAAATCCAAGGTGTCTGTGTTCTTCTGGATGTTGGCAATCCCCTCACCGAGGGAAAGATACGGGGCAGGGGCCGTGCGTTGTAGGGTGCGGCTATCCGCAGGCTGATTAACAACAGGGACGCCGTTAATGGTGTACGGGACAGGGGCCTGAGGACCCTTGTTCCACCAGTCAGAGACCATGTCGCCTGTGCTGCGGGGTTTCTTTTCAGCCACAAGAGCCTCCTACTTGGCGTAATGCACTGTGGGATCGCCAACGACCTTGTAGGGCGTCCCGGCCTTCAAGGCACCCTTGGGTGGGTGGGACCTGTATATTGTGGCATTTACCTTCGCGTTAGACTCGTTTTGGCCCGCAATGCCTTCCTGCGGGACATTGCTCGTCAACGGATTGTCGTAGAATGCCTTGTTAGCCTTTTGGAAGGCTGAAATCTTGGCGTCTGCCTGATTTCCGGCATGCCGCAACAAAGCCCTCACGGCAGCAGCGGAGAATTGCGGACTGCCATATAATTTCAAAGCGGCTGCGGCTTCGGGGTCGCCCCCGTAAGATCTTAGCTGCGTAGCCAAAGCGGTCTGTGCTTGCGTCGAGTCCGGTGCGTTAATGAAGTTTTCAACAAAATCCTTGTCTACGCCAGACCCGATAAGGGCTTGCCCAATCTTAGTTGCAAACGGGGTGATGGCGCTGCCGTCTTTGATGTTGGGCAGCATCTCGTTGATCGTCTGCTTTACCTCAATAGCCGTCCGCGCGTCTTCAATCAGGGGCGCAAGCGATTGAGCATTCATGCTGATTTTTATAGCGTTGCTTCCTTGAAGGGCTGCCATAGGAACTTCCACAACCTTGCCAAGCGTTTCCTTCCACTTGGCATCTGCGCGCTCGTAATCACCCTTGGCCAACGTATAAAGATTTTGAAGCTGGGTGTATCGCCCAGAACCGACGCCGGGAGCGCTTAATGCCTTATAAAGATCGTTCATTTTAAACTCAGATTGGTCGCGGTTAGCCCGCGCCTCCATGACGCCGGGGGTAAATTCAGCCCCGGCCAAAATGGTTTCGCTAGGGCTGCTAGGGTTGGCTCTGTAAGATTGCTTGGGCGGAAGCTTTGGCACAACGGTGCCGGCTGTCGGGTTTTTATTAAGGTAATCTTCTCGGCTCATGGCCCCCGATGTTGTGCCAGCAACAGCTTCCATGGGTCCGGCTTTAAACGCCCTAGCCTTGGCAATTGTCGCCAGTTCAGCGGGCAGGAATGTATCAGTGTAGGTGTCATAGACTTGACCGTTTTCAAGAAATTCGTACCGCTTTTCCAAAATTCCCTTTGTGACTTCTGCCGTGCGGGCATCAGCAAGCTGCTTGGCAACGCCAAGTTCGCCTTGTTTGATGCCAAATGCGCGTTGCCCCTGAGCGGCCTGCGCACCCGCGCCAAGACCTGTGGCAAGCGCAACGCCAAGGCTGCGCGTTGGGGCAGCGCCCATGGCGGCAATGCCGGTCAGGAACGGGATGACCGACGTCGCCTTGCCTCTGGCAAGGCCCCGGAAGAAGTTGTTGTCTTGTGGCGCGCTAGGCCTCTCTTCAGGCTCTTCCGTCGTGTTCATGCCGTTCGTGCCCGCAGCAAGGCCGCTGTTGGGCGCTGCGGGAGCCGCAGGTGTCGCCGCTGCGACTGGGACCGGGGCAATACCGGTCGGTGCGGGCTGTTCAACCGGAGCTTCGGACGTATCAAACAATTCAAGGGGAACCATGCCCGGATATTTGACAGCAGAGCCGTCAGCATAGCCATCGCGGCCAGCAAGGCCGCCAGATGCACGACTCAGGCGGGACGCCTGCTTGGCCATGGACCCACGCGCCCAATTAATGACGCCGCCAACGGTGGGGTTCTCTTGCAGCGGCCTGTTGGCCCTGATTGCCCCTTCGGTCACATAGTTTGCAATAGGGGCATTAGGATCGGCGCGAAGCACTTTAACGGCGGTATCTGGGCCCAAGAAGTGAGCAAGGTATACGTTGCCGGCGTCGGGCTCAAAGCCGCCGCGTTCGATGACGCGCGCGTTGCTTTCGATCAGCTTGGGACCCATCGCTTCGCTAAGGGCGGCCCCTTCCGGGCTGCGCTTCAGCGCAATGATGTCCCGATCTGACATGCCCATTGCGCGGTCGGGATACTGCTTCCGGAATTGCCCAGCAAAAGTGCTATCGATCATCTGGTACGGCCCCTTGGCCGTAGAATCAGGGTTCTGGCCGGTGCCTTCGCCAGCGTGGATCAGGCGGGCAATCTGCATGATGTTCTTTGGAAGCGCACTTGCCATAGGGGCAAGGCCAGCCGGCTTGGGAGCCGCTTGTGGCTTCTTGACCTTAAGCAACTCAGGCAGGCCTTCCTTGGCTGCTGCGGCAAGGCCAGCAGGCTCTGGCATGTTGGTGGGCGTGGTCCGCTGCAAGGCCTCAGCCTCGTCTGCCGGAAGCTCTTCGCCGCTCATCAGGTCGATGTTCTTGTTGCCGGATGCAGTGGCCTTGAAGAGGTTGCGGACGATCTTGTTGTCGCCGTGATAGAGACCTGTCGGCTCATAGGACGGAATTTCGTCCATTTCTTCTTCCGGCATACCACCCATGGCAAAGTGACCACGGCGCGCAGCCGCAGACGTCGCCTTGCCGTAGTCAACGGTCTTCATGCCGCCAGCAAGGCCAACGGCATGCGGCCTGTGGTCTTCCACCTCTTGAGCAATCAAGCCAATCTGGGTGCGCGGGTCGCCCTTGTAGTTGTAGCTATGGACGGTCTGGCCATCGAAGAGCTTGCCAATCGCCTTGATGTTTTCCTTCATGCGGCGGTCAGAGCCAAACATACCGGCCACAGTGCCTGCAATTTGAGCAATCTTGCCAACCTTGTCGAGGCCGCTTTCTGGCTTTTCAAGGGAAGCCGGGGTCATCAATTCGTACTTCTTGGAAAACTCGTCCTCTTGGGGGATATCCAAGCCCATACCCGGCATTTGAGCCGAATAAGGCATTCCTCCGTCAGCATATTGCTTACGACGGCTGGGGTAAAAGTCCTCAGCCTTCGGTGGCGAGGTATCAACGGGGGGCGGAGGTGGAGCGACACCAGTCGCGGCAGGCTTGGCCGGAGGGGTTTTGCTAGGCTCTGGCGTTTTCTTGTCGTCTTTTTTGTCACCCCAAGCGCCGACATCTTCACCAAATTCATTGATGGTCTTGCCAAGGTTTGCAATGGAATTTGCCTGCTCTACGCCGGTAGCCTGACGCGGCAGTTCAGCCGGCGTCATCAATTGGCGCGCAGCGAACTCAGACTGAGGCACAAGGCCGCCGCCAGCGTTAGGGCCGCCAGCGTACATGTTGCCCTTCATGATCGGGTCGTACATGGCCTGCTGAGCCGCAAGAAGCTGCTGCATCATGGCTGGATCAAACCCGGCAACACCGCCGCTGGCAAAGCCCTGACCCGCATCCTGCGGCAACACGCTGCCGCCAGCGCTTGCAAGGCCGCCGTAGGCCATGTGGCCACGGTCTGCGGCGTCTTCGGTCGCCTTGTCATAGTTGACGGTCTTGTAGCCGCCAGCAAGGCCCACAGCGTCCGGGTGATGCTTCTGGACCTCTTGGGCGATCAGGCCGATCTGGGTGCGCGGGTCGCCCTTGTAGTTGTAGCTGTGGATCGTCTGGCCATCGAAGGTCTTACCAACCGCCTTGATGTTCTCCTTCAGACGCTCATCGGAGAAGAAGCCACCCGGCTGCGCGGTCGTCGTCGTGCTGCCAGAAGCCGTGCCGGTGCCAAGGGCGATGTCGGACGCCAGCTTAAGCTGCTGGTACGGCAGCGACTGCTCTTGAAGGAACTGGTTGTACAGGGCGGTGTTTTCAGCCTGTTTGGTGGCCTGCTCGACCTGACCGGCGGTCATCTGAGCCGCAGCGCCTGAAAGCGCCGCGTCCTGCGCGCCCGTACCAAGGCCGGCAAGGGCTGCGGACGTCGCAGCACCTGTGCCATAGACGTCTTTACCAAGACCCTGAGCCCGTTCGCCCGTGGTTGAGAACTGGTTAAAGCCTTGCTGGCCAAGTGCAGCCACACGGTCGGCAGTTTGCTGTGTCGCAGCACGGTTCGCCTGCGCAGCGCCAAGGCCCACAGCCTGCTGGCCGACAGCGGTGTTCAGGGCATTGTTATAGCCCTCGTTCAGGATGTCGGAGTAGATCTTGGCATTGGCCAAGTTCTGCTGCTGGTTGAGGTTTGCCGCAGCAATGCCGCCACGGTCGCCGCCGAAAGCCCCGGAGCGGATAGCATTGCCCATTTGGCCAGATTGCTGCTGCTGGTTCTGCTGGTTGAGCAGGCCGGCGGTGCCCTGAAGCACGTTTTGCAGGTATGGGGACATGTACTTGTTGATGGCGGCGCTATCAAGGTCGCTAGCGTTGACGGCCTGACCGCCTTCCTGCGCATACCCGGTAGCGGCCCCCAGATACTGCTGGCCCTGCCCAAGGCCAGCGCCGTAAGCCTGACCTGCGGCGTTAAAGTAAGGCTGTGTCGCCGCCTGAGCGCCCATCAACTGATTGGTTGCAGCGCCAAAATAAGGCTGAGCGATACCGGATGCGGCATTGGTGCCGGCTATACCTGCGCGCTGCGTTTCGGTCAGAGGGGCGACAAATTCGCCAGTGTATTTTTGGAAGGGCCTGTTGGTGACGGTGTCGGCACGGGCGTTGATTGCATTGTACCTTGCCAACACCTCCGGCGGGATGGTGATCGCCTGCGTTGACTTGGCGGTCTTGCTGCCCATTTAATGCTCCGTTCTGGAGTGATCCCCAGTTTTCGCGCCGTATAGGAAGAAAGCGCCGCTTGGCTTCCCAAACTGGCGCTCATACATCCGCACCTTAGCTTCCGTCCTGTTGTTGGACAATACACCAATTATCAAGGGAATTCCAAGGGTATCGGAAACCTTCTTACTGAATTCACAAAGGCGCGTTGCCCGACCGCCTTTTGCGCTGCGATATTCAGGGTGAATAAAAATGGCCTTTTCTTCGACCACGGGCGTGTCGGAATACCACATCGTGCCGATCCGAAGGACCACGATGCCCTCAATGGCTTCGCCCTTGCGGCCAATAAGTCCAACAATTCCATGGTCTTGGCACAGCGCCGGATAGATCTCTTCGGCAAGCTTGCGGGGGTTAGCCTCAAGAAACCCATTTTCCTCAGCCGCCTGAACGGCAATAACCATGATTTCATCAATGTCTTCAGGCACTCCGACGCGAATATAAAGGTCGTTTGAGCTTGCCTTATCCGTCATAATTAATCCTTTTTAGGTCCGGGTAGATTTTTCAGTGTCTTAACGGTTTCAGCGCGCATGCGCTTAACGAATTCGTCCAATACGCGGTGACCGGTGTCAAGGTCCCCACCGCCGGCTTGCATCACCTCCTCAGGCGTTACAACATATTCCCCACCGGCTGCAATAATCGGGACCGTCGCAACGCCGCCCTCAGCCTTACCGGGCATAGGCTCACCGTAGGGGCCTCCCTCAACGCCGTAGGGCGCTTCCTGACCGGTGTAGGGGACGCCGCCAAAGATGGTGCGCATGTGCTTGAAGCCAGCCATGGTGTTGCCCTCGCCCATGGCGCTGATGATGTCGGCGGGGATGACGTAGGATCCTGACGCCACATGCATCGGGAGATGGTCCGTGCGGCCCGCAACGGCGCTGTGGATGGGGCCGCTATGCACCTTGGTCACCACCTGACCGCCATTGGCGCGGGTTAGGCGTCCGCCATGGCGCTTTACCGCCCGCAGGCCGCCCATGGGCTCAAAGCCTTCGTGATGCTCAGGCATCGCAAAAACACGGCTGTTCTCTTCGTATTCTTCACCATCATCAACCATCATCCGATTGGTGTTGTAGCCGTATTTCCCGGTCTTCGGGTCTGACCAGTGACCAGTGACCTTAAACGGAGGCAGATCATTCCTGCGGCTATGCGGAGTGGTGAAGCGAGTGCCCACCTCAAAAGGCAATAGACCCTGATCGCGAACTGATTCAGTACGCTCAGCCATCTCGCGCATTTTGTCAGCCATTTGGGACCTAAGGTCCTTATGAAAATCCCGCAGCTTGCCAGCTTCACGAACATCGGAAATGTTTGAAGTGTCCATGCCAAGGCGTTTGGCCGTGCTGATGTCATCCTCATTTCGCCCGCCGGATGCCCGCACCTTGCGCGCAGTGGACAGTGCAGCCGCAATCGCCTGATCGCGAGGATGCCCAGCTTTGATCATTTCAGCAATGTTGCCGCTAATGACCTTCTGCGATTTACCGTGCTTCAGTGGCATGCGAACCTCACGAATAACTGACTGTGACGGCCTGACCTGTGCCGGGAGCTACAACAACGCCATAAACCACTGGAAGGTTCACGGATACAACGCCAACTGTGTTGGGGATAGTGTAAATGGGGCGGGTGGTGATGCTGGTACTGGCGGAGTCGTAGATGACCCCGACAGCCGATCCAGCAGTCGTAACGCTGACCGTCGCCAATCGTCCTTGGGACGTGCTAACGACCGTAGCAGCCGTCATGTTCTGGTGGATTTGAGCCCCCTGTACAAAAACATAGGTCTGCGCCACGCCGTTGATGGCGGAGGCGATGTTCTTTGCGGTAGTGAGGAGGTCGCTTAGTGATGCCATGTCTCAATCCAATTCAGAACTTGCCGTCAGGCTGAAGGCGGTAGCGAATGTTCCCAATGCGCCAGAAAGAGTCAATATCGCTGCTGCCAAGGCCGATTGACACCAGTCGCCCACGGAAGCGCGGGCTGATGAAGGTCGTGTTTTGCGTCAACGGATAGGGGCCAAATGTAAGAGGGGTCTGGCCGGCATAATCCGTGACATAGAAAGTGAGGTTGACCGTGGCGTTCTGAACGCCGCCGTAAAAGCCCCACTTCATGTCTGGCCAGACCTGATCGACAAACGTCTTCACGTCCGCTTCAGACATGGCAAAATAGCCAGTCTGGAAGCTGGAAAGCATGGGCTGGCCGTCAGCGTTGGGCGACGTCTCATGCTGGTAAATATACCGGCTATTGGGATCCGCCCCGATAGGGGGCCCAAGGACCGACTGATCGACCCAAGCAGACCTGCCTATCGTGCCGAAGTCCCAGACCCTCAGAAACACGTTATATTTCGCGTATGCGTTGACCTCACCGCCATTGCTCATGGTCGGATAGTACCAAGTGATTTCGCCAAAGCGTGAGTTCACCCCGACCCTGATCTTCTGCAAGTTTGTCTGGTCAAGATCTTGGAAGATGACGTCCCAGATCGGGCACGTCACAGGCTGGACACCATCCCCGGTCAGAGAAAAGAACTGCGACGGACCCATCCAGTAGACGGACCCATTGATGGATGCCGCAGCGTTCTTTGCAATCAGGCCGCAACCAGAACCAACCTCGTTGAAGGAGTAGACATAGGGCTGACCGATATACTGCATCGACCATACGCTAATGTCAGTCCAAAGCAGGGCCTGCTGCGCAGCTTGGATCGCGCCGACAACCCTAGAGCCCTTGGGGATGCGGTAGGACCCGGCCTGATTGATGACGGTGCCAATCCAGTCATTGTAATTGCTGACGTCGCACCAGCGGACAAGCAGCGGGTCTTGGATACCGGTGAAGGTGGATCCCCAAGCAATGATCTGGCGCTGCGGCATGGCAACAAAGAAGCCGCCGTTGACGGGCGGGGCCTGCGGGATGACGGTCGCAGTAGGAAAAGACCCGGTCGGGTCCCATTCATAGATAGGCTGAAACTGAGGGGCCTGCTCGTATACCGGGGAGGCAAGCAGGACTTCACCCCAATTGTCTAGCGACCAGTCGTCTGCGTTGATTGCAGTCCCTGTGGTGGGGGTGACGGCGGTGCCAGTGCCGTAGCCGCCGCCGCCGTAGGTGCCAACACCGTAACCGGTGCCAGACGAAATGGCACCGACACCAAAATTGTAAATGAAGTGGGCTTGGTTGCCATTCAAATATCCTGTCGTTGTTGATGACGGGAGCGTCAGGGCATTGATCGTAAACTGGCTGCTGCTGATTACCGTATCGACGATAAAATCACCATAAAAGGTTGATCCGCCAACGGTCGTGGACATGAGAACAGGGAAGGTCGATCCGACGCTGTACCCGTGATTGGCTAGTGTGACCGTGACAACGGCGCTGGCGGATACAACGGAAAAGAGCGGCAGCGTTGTCGTGGTCGATGTCGAGGTGGCGGCAAGCGGCGAACCAAGGGCGTCCAGCGCCTGCACGGAGTATGATGTGCCACTAAGATATCCGTCAGGGTTGCACGGATACAGGCCAAACAGCACGACCCCGCCAACGGAGATCTGCGTCGTGATGTACACAGAATTATACTGGGTGATTCCAGTCGTGGTCGCATCCGTAATGATAACGTAGCTACTGCCGCTTGTGGCGGAAGCCGCTGCCGCCACATTGTCGAAGGTTTGGCGGGGCGTGATATCGCTAAGGGTGCCTTCCGTAATGACGCCAAGCTGAGCGGATCCAGTAACCCCGATTTCCTCAGTTCCGTAGGCAAGGTGTTTGTCTGACTGCGTGTCCTGCCAAGCCCAAAGGGCGCGGGTGATGGCCGGCGTGGTATTGGGGTAATATTTCGTCCACCCGCCCAGCTTTTGAACCAGAGCGCCCTGCTGTTGATCGGGAATGAAGCGGACAAGTTCGCTTACTGAAATACCGGCCTCGTTCAAGGCTGGCGTTTCATTCTGATCAACGCCGGGGCGTAGCTTCAAACTGGCATGGGGCATGAAGCGCTACCTTGTTGGAGTGGCCGCAACCGCAGGCGACATGGACGACCAAGCAGACGCGCTGAACTTCTTGCGCCCCTCCTCGACCGCAGCCCCCTTCAGCAGGTTTTGGTACTGCAATTCATAGGTTGGGCCCATGGATGGATCATTGGAAGCCTGACCAAAGTTGCGCTGGAACTGGGCGATGTAGATCAGCGATGCTTGGATCAGCAGATCCGGGAAATAGGTGCTGATGAAGGTCGTGCCAGTGGCGGCCAAAGGCGTTGTCGCGTTTTCGTACAGCGTCGGCAGGCGCACGGTGCCGACCACGTCAACGGTGTAGGCGATGTCAGGATAGGGGCCCAAAAGGATGTTGTTGAAGGTTTCACCGCCAGTGGAGAGGTCGCCGCCGTACATGGCGAAGAGCTTTGGCCGCGCCCTGCTGCCGACAGCGGACGACCCGTAGACGTTTTGCAGATATTCCTTCGTGGTCGGCAGCAGCGGGTAGGTGACGCCGGCCACGTTCAGTGTGATTGTCTGCACCGTGACAAAGTCATATGCACCAAGCTGCAACTGGTTGTTCCCAACCGTCAGGGTGTATGGCCGCGATGTCTGCGACGGGAGGATGTCCAAGTCGCGCTGAATGCGGAGTTCCGCATAGTTGAGCATTTGGGGGATAATGGCGTTGAATGCAGCATCAACCCCAACGACAACGCCAGCGGCGGTCTGCACGTTGACCACCGCCATGGTGGCGACCTGCGTCACGTAACCGTTATATGTAAGCGGCGTTGTCTGAGGAGTTGCTGGCATGGCGTCCTGCTGCAATAAGGTGACTGCCGCGTTCTACCAAATACAGAGGCAATGTTCTAGTGCCGGTGATTAATGGGGTTTTGCCGGCGCTACCCAAACAGACCATAGACACGCTGATCGTCGATCATCGCCTTAACGCGCTCAGCAAGTTGCGCCGTCGTCACGGTCGCCGTGTCGAAGGTCGTTCGCGTTGCCGTACCAGTTGGAGCGGCATACGTCGGACGCGCAACTGCTGCTGCGCCGTTAAAACCAACCCCTAGATTGTTGACGGCAACTCGTTGCGTACTGTTCGACGCCAAAAACACCGCGTTCGTGTCAAAGCCAATACCGACATTGGCTTGTCCGAAGCGATAGATTGTCGGTGCCGCCGTTGTGCCATCCACAAAGGCCGTTGCGGAGCGAAACACGTTGTCATTCGTGGTGGGGTCAATGGCGACAACATAGGTGCTAGCGGTTACCGTTGGAACCCCGGATGAAGACCCCGGATTATACACGACATTCTCAATAAAGCGGTTGCCGACATTGCCTGCAAAAGCGTCAGTACCGGCAATTCGAAGTCCGTTGCCGATGTTCTGTGAAAAGGTTGTGTTAGTTGTTGGCACACCATCCAACTCGTCCGCAACCAGCATGGCGCGGGTTGTTGGATATGCTGCCGCAGCGCCCGGTGTCTCGCCGTCGAAAATATTGTCAGCAACGAGGCAGCGCGTGTCGCCGCGAAGCAAAATCCCGTTGCAGCCAACAATTGGCTCAATCGTTACACCATCGGCAAGCACCGCTCCCAAGCTGCTAACGCGATTTGCCTGAATGATAAGGTCAGTAGAAAGACCAGACCGCACAAATGTGCCGCACTTATTGCCCGTGTTGTTGGTAACTGACGCGCCCAAGAATCCGGGGCCGCTTACAAGGCTTATAGTAAAGCCGATAACGCAATTTTCAGCGTGATTGCCGTAGAATGACGTATAGTTACCAGAGCGCTTTATGGCCGCACCGAAGAAGCAGTTGACGAACTCGTTGTTATAAATCGTCGTCTTACAATCGAGCCGCACCGCCCCGCCCGCCGATGCATAAATTCCAAGGTCGCGGTTGCCGGTAAAAATACAATTATTAATGTTCAACATGAGCGCGCCACTGGCAAAAATGCCTGAGTCGCCACCTGCCGTCTGCCAATGCGCGCCGCCAGTTGCCTTCATGTTTGAAATCGAACACAAAGAAATGCCGTTATAGTTAACGCCTGAAATTGTGTAGATGCCTCTGATTGACAGCCCATCACATGTTGCAGATGTGCCGACTTTGCCGGGAGGAGGCGGATAATTGGCAATGAACGGAACCGAGGTCGAAACTTTCTGATTGGTCTGGTTGAACGTGCCGCCGTCCCAGATAACAACCACGCCGCCGGCAGGCACACCCGAACCATCTTCGGGGACGGTCATGCGGATCATGTCGTTATCAAGATTATCTGCGACAAAGACAGCGTCGGGATCGCAGCGCACCCTAAGCGAACGAACTAGGCTAATAGAGACGCCGCCGCTATCAGGCCCCGTGCCTGCAATGCGATAAGTTCCAGCGGGAACGTAAATGTCGCCGCCCGCCGTGAATGCCGCTGCCAAGCCAGCGGTGGCGTCTCCGATCCCGTCGCTAGGGGTGTTGTACGGCGCAGACTGGACGTTGATTATACCGGCTGTAGTGGCTTGAATTCCAGCAGCAGCCGATAACGTCGTGCGGCGGGAAACGCCGCCCTGCACGATTTCAAATTGCTCCGCGCCGCTCAAAGAGATGGCAAGCGGAAGTTGAGGAATCGTGATATTGGCCATTATTAAATCCCTGTCTGCGGTATCTGGGTGAAGCCGTAAGGCAAGCCAACCAGCGCCGTGACCATGTTTGTCGTCGCAGTGAGCAACGATGCAGCAGGTATAATCTTGTTTGTCTGGTAGGTAAATGCCGTCGCGGTCGTTACTGTGATGCTATAAAACCCACACGCCTCAGGATTTGAAAGCCCGTCAACGGAGATCTGCGCATTCGTTACAAGGCCGTGAGCCGATGAAAACGTGACGGAGATCTGGTCTGTACCAATGGCCGAAACCGACAACGGGTTGAGCTTGACGCTGAAATGCTCCTTGCCAACGAGCGGCATGATTGCGCCTTGGGTCAAGCCAAGCGGCGGCCCGACCTGCTGCGTTACAAGGTTCTGACCATCTTGCGTGATAAGCGTTACGTTGACGGGGATGGGAATGCCTGTGGTTGGATCGATGATTGGCGGCGCTGTGACTGTCTGGTAATCGGTCTCTGCGTCCGCAAAATTCTGTGTACGCGCCTGCATGATGGGCACGGGATCCGCAGGCACCACAATCGCCCTAAGCTGGGTCTGGGGCACGTCCAAGCAGCTATTGCAGACAAGGATGCGGATATTCTGCAAGGCTGCGCCGCGCCAGTCATACTGCCACTGAAGATCGACGTGGTTGTAGCGGAACCCGCAGCGGTCGCAGATCGCATGCGCCTGCGGCCCGGATGAGCTTGTTCTGGCCCGACCTGACTGAGAGGCGTATGCCATTGATGCTACCTAAAATAACCGGAAATCATGGGGGAGATATACTGCTGGGCGCTTTCGACGTTCTGCATCGCAGCAATCTGGTATGCCTCGTCAGCCAGCGGCTTGAGCATTTGAACGCGCTCCGGTGCCCACATCAAGGCTAGACGTTGCGCCAGCCCATAGGCAAAGGCCTCAAGGAAGTAGACCGGAGCATTCACCGTCTGCCCATTGGCGAAGTCGGAGTCGTCGATTTGGCAGACCTGATAGTAGCTAAGGGCCGTCTGGGTGCCGTCCGGAACCGGCCACAGGTTCACGTTGCTGGTGATCTGACGGTTCTGCCAATACGTTGTCGGGAAGCCCTGTTGCTCCTTGTTGGGGTAGGACGCATATTCCGTGCGGCCAATCGGCAGGATCAGGCGGTCAATCGACTGAGCCGTCTTGCCGATGATGGGGCCCAGAGCAACCGTCTGCGGATTGCTAACTGTCCAAGTGCTGCCAGAGCCAGCCGTTATCTGGGTTCCGCTAATAATTGCGTTGCCCGAAATCGCCATGCCAATGGAAGGCGTTCCTGAGGTTACGGTCAGCGTTGTCCCGCTGATTGAGCCCGTAAACACCTCCGCGCCTGTGACGATGTAGGTGTCCAGCATGACAATGTTGTTGCCCGGAACCGTGTAGGTAGACTGCCCCTGTACAAGCGGAATCGCTTGGAGGTTGACCATCCACAGGTTGACACCCTCCGACGACCAGCGGCCAAGCAGCAAGTTTGCCGCCATGCGCGCCGACTCCATGTGTTCTTGAAGCAACGCAGTGTTGCGAATTCCACACAGGTTGAAGGCGTAGAGTGTCAATTCGCCAAGCGATGGATTGTAATTGAAGGTGCCGCTTGCGGTCATGACCTACCCCTTATGCCCACACGCGATGGGGAATTGCTGGCTGAACGCTCAACGGCTCCAAGGCCGCAAGCTGCTCGTCGCTGAAGCTGCCGCGCAGGTTGGTGTGCCATTTGGGGTATTCCGCGACGGTGAAGACAGGCTCTCCGGCTTTATCCTTGGCCTTTTTGTACCCCGTCACGCGCATGAATGGCCCAATGTGATCGACTGACATGCCCTCCACCGGGTTCCCTTCATCATTGATGACGCCCGCAGACAGCAGCGCCGCAGTCATCTCAGCTTCGGTGTTAGCCCTAAGATAAAGGTCAATCATGTCGAGAGAGCCTGCAATTGCGCGCTGGGAAGGCGTTGTGGGTAGTAGGAGACGGAGCGAATGCGACCGTCGAGCCGTATGGTATTATCTCCACGCGCGCCGAGGCGAAATTGGTTTACCACAGGTATAGTCGTTGGCGGGACGTCGGCAGGGCCTAGCACACCATTAGTTGCTCCGCCGGCATTGTTTTGGATGTAAGCAAACGCATCACGAAATATCGTGTTATTTGAAACAGAGCTGGCAACCGTTATGTCCGCTTGGGTTGAACCAGATGCCACTACAAGATGTTGCGCGCCCGTTGTTACGTTTAGATAAATTCTATTATTATTCGTGCCATCTGAGGCTGCATAAACGCCTCTAATACTTGCCGTCGAATCTATAGATGCTGACGCAACAAACGTTCCCTCACTGGCGTTAAACCAGCTTGAGAAGTTCGTGCCTGTCATCACCGCTGAATCTGCCGCGCGGGTGACCGTAGTGCCAGCAGTGGGAATAAAGCTGCTGGCGAACACGCTGGCTTCAAGTTGAGCATACTGCACCGTGCCAGTGACAGTGCAAACCAAAACGCCCGCAGTTGGTGTAAACGTAAGCGTACTGCGCGAGGGGTATGCTCCCGTACCGGTCACAATTTGAACTGAGGCCCCAGAAAGCGTTATCGTGCCAGTTCCATAAAATGAAATAGTGTAAGATTGAGCAGTTACCGTGACGCTTTGCGTAGTGAGATTGGTGCCTGAAATGTTGCTGTTCAGTAGCAAGTTTGCCCGCTGCCCCTCTATCAGAAGACCCCTTGGCGCAAGCGTGACAGGATCGTAGTCGAAACGCGGCACGTTGATTGCTGCCGATTGGATCAGCCCATTGCTACCCACAAACGTAGCCGTGCTGGAACGGGTAAACGTGATGCGGCTGTCCAACGTGCCGGTCAAGAAGTCCAACGTCAGCGCTGCCTGATAAGACGCAGAAAACCCTGTAAACCCACCCCACAGGCCAGTGTGGTCGTCCCACAGCCCAGTGTTCCCACTAAAGCCCGTAAAGGTGGAAAATCCAGCCATTAACTTTGCACGTTGCCGTTCTGGATGAACGCGCCCGTAACTGAGCCAGTGCCGCTGTTTAGCAAGATCCGCGCAAAAGTCGGCATAAACGCATAGTTGCTTTGAATGTTACCCGTCGCCGCAATCAGATTGCCGTCCGGAGAAGAAAACCAAGAAACTGATGTATATTGTACCGGGCTAGTTGGGCTGTTGGGGTCGTCCAATGTCTGCTGGACGGTGTAATTGACCGTGCCGCTGGCTACGCATTGAATTGAAATAGAAGGCGGAGCGAATTCATCGAAACGGACCCAAGCAGACGCCGCAACGCTGCTGGTGCCAACCGTCAAGGCGGCGGCTGCCGTGGCCGAAATGGTGATTGAAGTTACGGTCTTGTAATCAATAATGGAAGAGGCCGTGCTGGCATTCGGGCCGGTGATGCTTTCGCTAACAACGTTGCCTGTCAGGTTTGTCCCAGTGATAACAAAGGTTTTGGCGCTTTCGTTGCCTGTGGTGGTGATCAAAACCCGCCTTGGGGCATCAAGGGTGGCAACGCCGCCTGAGGCCGACGCGCCGTTGATGGTAAGAGCGCCAGCGCTGGGCGTCTGGGAGAGGCAGATCGCGTTTGCGCTAGCGGCTGAAAGCGGTCCAACGGTAACCACAACTGGGCGCATAATTGTATTCCTCTTGCTTGACCCATCCTACCATCTAAGCATGAGCGTGAGAACATGCTATTTTCTGGCTATGGTCGCTTTGTCAGCACTTAACATCCCAGCGCTTCAAAGCCAAATTGATCCGGCTGTTCGGGTCGTGCGCCGTCTTGGCCGACGTGAGCTTTTCCTTCATCCCGCACATCCGTGAACGGAAGTTGTCGCGCCTATCTGCCGCCGCAGGGCTGCGATCCGCTTCGCTTGCGGTGACCGGGCGCTTGATGTTGTGTCCCTCAGCACGAAGCGAAGCGCGGCCTGTGTCGTTCAAGCCGCCGGATTTGGATTGACCTTCTTTACGCTGCCAAGCGTCAGACATAGCACACTCCATAGTAAAACGGGGGCCGTTGAGCCCCCGTTCTATCTTCACAAGGCCTTAGCGATTAGCTGAGCGAACCGCTGACGTTGCGACCCTTTGCGGGGGTGCCCTGACGAGCGGAACTGAACGGGCTGCCGCTATCGCAGGAACCGCCAGACTTGCGGGCCTTGCGACCAGCATGAGCCATGGCGTCCATGCCATTCACCTTGCCAACAGTCTTGCCGCCACTCTTGCGCTTTTCAGCCGCCTCGTTGACGTTGCTTTCATAGGTGTAGCGCATGTTCTTGCGGCCAAGATCTTCGGCTGCTTGATTGACGCCACCTGAGGCGCGAGTTTTACGACCCTTCATAACAAGTCTCCTTATGCCTGTGTGACGCCAAACAGACCCGTTTCCGAGCCGATGTTGTAGAGTGCAGGTGATTGACGAACGATTAAACGGTTGGTTCCGGTGGAAGCAGCCGTTTGTAGTACATATGTGCCGCGAACGTCACCAGTTGTTGTTGTGGCCAGTGTAGTTACAGCAGCCGTGTAGCCAGTTACCGCAGTTATCACGTTTGTGACACCAGTGCCGGGGTACACAAACGTACTTTCACCAAAGAAATCCGAGCGAATTGGAAGACCAATAATATTAGTCGTTCCAACCGAATACGACGTGGTCGCATCAGTTACGGACGGGGTCACAGAGGCGATGAACTTAAATGCCTTTTTGCCGTTAACAGTAGTGCCCGAAACCGAAGTGGACGGGACGCTAATTGCCTCAGACATTGGGTAACCATAGATGTCGTAACCAGCCACCGTAAAGACGTTGGTGGTGCCGACAGTGGCAACGCTGGTAGTGATGGACACAGCGCGGGCGGTCAAAGCCATTGGGTTCCAAAGCTGAATGGTGCCAGCAGAGCCAAACGAAGTACGTTCAGCCGCGATAGCGTTCAGTGTTGAGTTGCCCAAAGAGGCCGAGATTGTAATTTGCGAACCACTTGTACCAGCGGCAAAAGGAGCGCCGCTAACGGTGTACGAACCAGTATAGCCGTCAGCAGCGCCGCCGTCTGTGGCGTTAACAGTCGGGCCGTAACCGATGATCTTCGTGTTAGCAGCAATGCCTGTACCGCTAATAACCATGCCGATTGTCAACTGACCAGCAGAAGCCGCAGAGACAATCAGGATGTTACCAGCAGTTCCGCTTGTGCCATTTGAGATATAGCCCGTCACTTGAGTGAAGGCGTCAATTCCAAGAAGGCCGGTAACGGCAACACCAGTGTCAGCGCGGACAATGCTCTGGGCAACCGCAACTCCGGTTGAGGCCGAAGAAGAAGATACCAAGGTCATTGCCGTGTTGGCAGTCGTGTTGGCAGAAGCGGCAAGAGCCGCAGTATTAATCGTGTAGGGCACAATGTTCAAAGACACCATGTCCTGTATACCAAGAAACCCAGCAGTAGTAGCGCCGAAATCTTGACCGGGCGCGTATGAAAATGGAAGGCGAGGATCTAGGATCCCCGCGCCACCAAAGAACAACGACGGACCAACTTCTGGGTTTTGGCCAGCCGAGTCATTCGCAGACTGGCCAAAGCTAACCAACGGACCCGCAAAAGCAGAAATAGACATGAGCTGTCTCCTCTCTATTCCTAAATTACGAGGTCGGGAACGAACCGAAGATCGAACGCCAGTTGTAATAGCCGAAGCTATAACGCTCGTAGCCCTTGACCAGAAGGTTGTCGGTCACGAAATCGACCTGCATGTCGGTTTCGAACTTGACGCGCTCCATGTACGAAAGACCGTCGATGTTGGTCAGCAGGAACCAAGCATAGGCCGACGTCAGGAAGTCGTTGACCATGTAACCTTCCGGCAGACCACCGCTGGTGCTGAGGATGGCGTTGACGTCGTTGTCAGCCGTACCCGGACGGAGTTCCGTCTTGGTAAGGCGGATAGCGACCGGCTCAAGCTGCGGCGGGACGATGAGCTTGCGGCCACGGGCGAAGACCTTCAGACCAGCCTGATCCTTGAAGTTCGTGCGGATCGTGATCATCGCGTTCAGCAGCGTAGCTTCGTTCAGATCGACCTGAGTGGACGGCGTGTTGGCGACCGTGCCACCATCGATGGGGTGAGCGGTCGAGCAAAGCGCGACACCGTCACCGCCAATGTTGGCGTTGTAGGTCGTGGCCGTGTTCAAGATGTTCGAGCCGTAGATTTCCTTGGTCTGCTGGAAGGACTCAATCAGACCGAGGTTGGAGGGCTGGAACTGCGTCTTGTACAGGTTATCGTCAATGGCTTTGCGCGTGATGGCATAGCCAAGAGCAATTTCGTTATGCTCTTGGTTGTACACATAACGCTCACCAGCGCCGTTGTCGAAGGAGGTCTGGCCGCCTTCAGTCTTCAACTGGGCAAGACCGAGGTAACGCATTTCAGCGGTACGCTCCAGCGCCAGCTTGGAGTCATGCTTGGTGAAGATCTTGTCGTACTGAGATGGAATCATCTCGTACTTGCCTTCGATCCCCCGCAGGCCGGGGAGCAGAAGGTCCTTAATTGCTGAAAGATTAACAGCCATGGTGCCTTACTCCCTTAGATGCCGGTCAGGGTCTTGGTGGACACGTTGTTGAACGCAACAATTGCATAATTGTATGCGCCAGCTTCCGTACCATTCGAACCCGGAGGGTTGATGTCGAGACCGACAACCTTGAACGGCAACGTGGCCGTGGTGGTCGGGGTGACAGTGATGTCGATGTACGCGCCCGAAAGGCCGCTCATCGTGTTGGGGGTGCCGTAGGCGAACTGCACGTTCGCACCGATGTCCGTGACGGCAAGACCGGTCGAGGACGAACCACCGACCTGAACCAAGAACTTGGCGTTCGGATCGTTGATGTAGTACACTTCAACGGTGTTGCTCGATGCAACGTCAGCAGCGCCCCAATAGTTCGACCAAACGGTGCGCTTCTGTGAAATCGAAAGATATTTGCAGCCGGCAAACACGCCAGCAAGAATGCCAGAGCCGGGAGTGGTCGGATAAATCGTGCCGTTCGCGTTTTGGAAGACGGGGTCACCGAAATACATAGCAGCGGTATTATGAGCGCAAAAGCCCACAACCTGCTCGTAAGTCGGAGCAGAGCCAGTGCCGCTGGTCTGGCTAAAGCCGAAAGGCGCAAAAGTGTTGGCCATGACGGAACTCCTTTTGGGAAGCCATCATCGCGCACCGGGGCGACTTAGACTGAGGTTTTTGGACCTCCGCGCCGGGGGAGGCGAACCGACAAATCTGCTATTTTTACAGCCTTGTCAATACCGCAATAAAAAAGGCGGCTTTCGCCGCCCCTTTTACCCAAATCCCTTACTGGGGAATTGGAATTGAGTCGTATGACTTTCGAACCTTGACCAGAGATTGGTCCTTATTCGAGCGCTCAAACTGGCCGCCCTCTGCGGAATTCAGTTGAGCTTCCTTCTGGCGGACCTGATTGCGCGCCTTACGCAATTCAATGGCGCGGGCTTCGTCGGAAATTTCCGCTGGGCGCTCCATCAGGATCATGCCCTTGCGCTCAATAATAGGGTGATTCCCCTGATTGGGCATGTAGGACGGGTGACGCGATGTTGGGACGGGCTCCCAACCTGCGCGGGCCAGAGCAACCTGATACGCCGGATCTTCAGCGCCCAGCAGGAGCTTGCGCTTCCATTCATATTCCCAACCCGGCGGAATGTCGGCCTTATTGATGTAAAAATCATCAGTGCCTTCATCCATATCGCCAAGGTGATCACGAAGCTCAGCAGCGCGGCGCGCAGCGCGGGTGCGGGGATCTTCTTCACGCATTGGGGCCCGGATGTCTTCACGGATTGTCGGCACAAGATCCGCATGCGTTGCTGCCTGTGCGGTAGGAAGCGGCTGATAAGGGGCCTCCAGATCCTGCATGTTCACTGCCTCTGCGGCGGCCTGCTCAGCCCGCTGAAGGGCTTCCTTGACCTTGGGTGGGCGTCCACGCTTTTTGGGTGCAATCGCTTCCATAACAATACTCCTTGAATTAATTCAGCTTGCCCTCTTTCTGAAGGGTAAGCTTGTTGCGTCCATATTCCTCAGGCGTCATGCCCATCATGCTGGCCATTTCACGCTCCGCCGCACTAAGCGTTACGCGATTTGGCTTGCTGCCGCCGCCACCGCCGCTGCGGGAGACGGGCGCTGCGGGCGGCGCTGAGCGGCGCTGCGTCGGCTTTGCTGCATCAGCCATGGCATCATAATCCCGGCTGTTATCCTGACGGCGCATGCGAAGCGTGTCTTCGATTGCGTCAAAATAATCGTCAGAGTCCGCAGGAATATCGTCAGCCATCGCCAGATTGTGCGCCGCAATCATCTTTTGATACAGACGCGGGTCGGTCGCGTACTGCGGATTGCGGCGCACCCAGTCGGCAGAGCGCGGCGAAAGCTGGCTTGCCAAAGCTTCGACAGGATCCGGTTCGTAGGGCTTCGGGGCTGGCTGGCGGGGCTGCGTTTCCAGCGCCTGCTTGCCCTGCTCAAGCTGAAGAAGCCTTGCAGCGTTTGCCGACATTTCCGCCTGAATGTCAGCAGCCGTGTCGAAATCGCCAAGCGACATTGCTTCACGGTAATTAGACTTGAGGATGTTGTTGTTCTGACGGACCGTGTCGATGGCGTTTGACACCAGATGCAGGCTTGTGTCCTGCACCTCACCCTGCGCGGCATAGGCAGACTGCTCAGCCTCGCTTGCGCGGCGCATAGCCTCCTGACGGCCCTTGCGCTCCTCTTCCAACTGCTTTTTGAGGGCTTCAAGAGTGTCTTCAACGGGATCGGAAGAGGATTTTTCCTCTGATTTTTCGACAATAATGTCTTCTGCCGGCTTGGGGCTGTCCCCCAAATCCAACTCCAAACGATCTTCTGCGTTATCTTCAATCGACATTTTTGCCTCCTTACCAGACCATATCGGGCTGCGGGACGCTGCCCCGGACGTTCGTGTCCTTCAGCGCGCGGCAAAGCACGTTGTTGACGGTGATCGTCCAGCCGTCAGAAGGGCGATAAACGACCCAGTCGTGGATCTTCACGTCCATGTCCCGGAACCAGTTCCCGTTGGGGTCGTTGAAGGCTTCTGGGCCCATCTTGACCACAAGGCCAACCTTGCTCTGGTGACGGTCTTCGTCGCGGTGGCTGTCCGTCAGGAAAATGCCGCTCTTGGTCTTTTCCGGGCGCAGGTAGACGGCAACGATCACTTCGTTGTGGAAGACCTTGAGCTTTTCAATGTCGCCCAGTTCCCGAAGAATGACGTCTTTGGGGTCTTCATCATGGGACATAACCATGTGTGGCATCTGATTTTCTCCATCGTTTATCGTTCAGAAATGATTTTATTAGCTTCTTCACGCAGGTCTTGAAACTCACGCAGGCCTGCGATCCTACCCACTTGGTATTTGTAGTCGGAATAATCAACGACGGCGTGTGGGTTTGTGACGTTTTCCGTCAAGTTCGCGATGCGCGCCTCAACAAGCTTGCTTAGCTCAATTTCAAACAGATTGTTATAATTCATCGATAGCTTCCATATGATAGAATATTGGGCGGCGTCCTTCCATTAACGCCGCCCAAACTGATTATTTCTTGTGCTTCTGGATCTCCGTCTTTTCAGTGCGACCCAGACCGCTGCCAGCGCCGGCATCCATGTCCTTGTAGGACCGGTAGGCGCGACCACCAGCCTTGCGCGGCATTGGCGCGGGGCCCGGACCCGGACCACCAGCGGGCGGCATAGGCATCGGCATGGGCATCGGCATGGGAGCGGCAGCCTGAGGCGGCGGCGAAGGCATCTGGACCGGGACGCCCTGCGGACCCGGCATGGGCGGCATGTCAGGCTGCCCACCCTGCTGACCCCTGCCGGTCGCGATCACGATGTTGATGTCGGTCTTGCCCTTGGCGCGACCACCAGACTTGCGGGCAGCGCGGCCACCCTTCTTGTAATCGTCGCTGGGGACCCGATCAGGCATCTGATACGTGGGCGGCGGCATGCGCTTCGCCGGGGGCATGCGCTTGGCCGGGGGCTTAGGCATGGACCTAGGCGGTGGATTCTCCCGCATGTTCATGTAATCCATTTCGTCGCGGGGCTCCGCATCCATCATGCGGCGGTCGCTTTCCGCGCTTTCAGCGGGGGTTGGCATCTGATCATAGCCGCCAGCGGCGCGCTTAGCGCGACCACCCTTGTTCATTTCAAGGCCGGAAAGGTTGCCGCCGTAAGCCTTGGCAACGCGACCGCTGACCTTTTCCTGCGTCTGCATTTCGCCATTCAGCGCCGTGAAGC